GGTATTACAAACCTTGAAAAGTTTTTAAAAGGTAAAAAAGGTTTTGCAGCAGGTGGTAGAGTTGGAATGTTTAGAGGTGGTGTACCAAAAGGTTTACAAGCAGCATTGCGTGCTATTATGAGTAAGTATGGTGATGATGCAATTACAACTGCTGACAGAGCACCACAACCAGAAAAAACTATACAAGAAGAAATTATGAATTTTGAAAAAAGAAATCCAAATCCAAACAAACAAATGACGGATGAAGAAATCACAGAGTTTACAGACGAATTTGGTTTAGATCCATCAGAAGAATATTATAACTGGGATGGTACACTTGCTGATGCAAAAAGACTATTAAAAGAGTCAGAAGATGAAACAAAATATATGTATCAACAATACAAAGCAGGCAGATTAGATCCAAAGTCCGGAGAAAAAGGCAGAGAAAAATTTTTAGAAAAAAAACTTGAGGAAGCAGAACTTTCAGGAGAATCAAAACTAATAACTCGTGATGAAGTACAAGAGTTAGAGGATTTAAGAATAGCAAGAGAAATGGCACCTCAAATGACAGAACGATTAGAGTTAAAAGCTCGATATCCAGGAATAACAGACGATTTATTAGATAGTATTTTAATAGATAACAATCCACAAAGAAAAGCAGAAGTATTAGCAACACTAGATGAAGCTTTTGCAATGATGAGAAAAGGTAAAGGACCAGATGAAATTTTAAGAATAATTAAGGATATGAACAGAACTAAACAAGCTGATGGTGGTTCTATCGATGGAGATATAAGTTTGACAGTAATTAAAATACCTGATATCAGCGAGTCAGGTGTTGAATCATTATTTAAAAGAAGGTAGAATAGCCAAATGGCAACTATAGATAAACCATTACCCAACGTAGAAGAAAACAATAAGTCTCAAGGTGAGGATATTGAAATTGAAAGCGTAAAATCAGCGGAAGTAATTGATACTCCAACAGGACCTGTTGAAGTAGATATGACTGAAGATGGTGGAGCAGAAGTTTCGTTTAATCCTAACACTTCAGAAATAGATCCTAATCAAGATCATTTTGCAAACCTTGCAGAAACTTTAGAAGATTCAGTACTAGATCCTTTGGGAAGTAAAATAATGGAACAATACAACGAGTACAAAGAATCTCGTAGTGATTGGGAAGATACTTACAAAAACGGTTTAGAACTTTTAGGTTTTAAATACGAAAGAAGAACAGAACCTTTTAGAGGTGCATCTGGTGTTAATCACCCTGTACTTGCTGAATCGGTTACACAGTTTCAAGCGCAAGCTTACAAAGAATTATTACCAGCAGATGGTCCGGTTAGAACTCAAATAATGGGAGATGTAAATGTTGCCAAAGAAGAGCAAGCTAAACGTGTTAAAGATTTTATGAACTATCAAATTATGGATCAGATGAAAGAATATGAACCAGAGTTTGATCAAATGTTATTTTACCTTCCTCTTAGCGGTTCTACTTTTAAAAAAATATATTACGATGATTTATTAGGTAGAGCCGTTTCAAAATTTGTACCTGCTGATGATTTAATTGTACCTTACTCTGCAAACTCATTAGAAGATGCAGAAGCAATTATTCACGTAATTAAAATATCTGAAAATGAATTAAGAAAACAACAAGTTTCAGGTTTCTACAAAGATATAGAATTAGGAGAACCTCCTGTTACAGAAAATCAATTAGAAGATAAAAAATTAGAACTAGAAGGAATTAGTAAAGATGGTCAAGAAGATCAATATACACTTTATGAAATCCATACTAATTTAGATTTAGAAGGTTACGAAGATGTCGGAGAAGATGGTGAGCCTACAGGAATTAAACTTCCTTATGTTGTTACTGTTGCACAATCCAACAGTAAAATTTTATCTATAAGAAGAAATTACAAAGCAGAAGATCCAAAGAAAAACAAAATAAACTATTTTGTACAATTTAAATTTTTACCAGGAACTGGTTTTTATGGTTTTGGTTTAATTCATATGATTGGTGGATTAACAAGAACTGCAACAGCAGCCTTAAGACAATTATTAGATGCAGGAACTTTAGCTAACTTACCAGCAGGATTTAAATCTCGTGGTATTAGAGTTAGAGATGATGCACAACCATTACAGCCCGGTGAGTTCAGAGATGTAGATGCACCTGGTGGAAATATCAAAGATCAGTTTATGACTTTACCTTTCAAAGGTCCTGATGCAACTTTACTTCAGTTAATGGGTGTAGTTGTTTCTGCAGGTCAAAGGTTTGCAGCAATTTCAGATATGCAAGTAGGAGATATGAACCAACAAGCAGCAGTTGGAACTACAGTTGCATTATTAGAACGTGGATCACGTGTGATGTCTGCAATTCACAAAAGATTATACGTAGGTTTAAAAGAAGAATTTAAATTATTAGCACAAGTATTTAAAACTTATCTACCACCGGTTTATCCATACGATGTACCTGGTGCAAGAAGAGAAATTAAGATGCAAGACTTTGATGACAGAGTAGATATTCTACCTGTTGCAGATCCAAACATTTTTTCTCAAACTCAAAGAATTTCAATTGCACAATCTCAATTACAACTAGCTCAATCAAATCCTCAAATGCATAATATGTATCAAGCGTACAGATCTATGTATGATGCGTTAGGTGTAAAAAATGTTAATGCAATTTTACCTCCACCGGCACAACCAATGCCGATGGACCCTGCATTAGAACATATTTTAGCAATGTCACAAAAACCATTTCAAGCTTTTCCTGGTCAAGACCACAAAGCACACATTGATGCTCACTTAAACTTTATGAGATTAAATATGGTGCAGAATAATCCAATTGTAATGGCTTCAGTTCAAAAAAATATACTTGAACACATTAGTTTAATGGCACAAGAACAAGTTCAAATAGAATTTGTAGAAGAATTACAAGAATTACAAATGATCCAACAACAAATGCAACAAATGGGAGCACAAAATCCTGCTATGGCACAAGGTATGATGCAAAATCCACAGATGATGCAACAACAACAACGAGTTCAACAGATAACAAACGCTATTGAAGCTAGAAAAGCGCAGTTAGTAGCTGAAATGCAAGAAGATTATGCTAAAGAAGAAGAAAAAATTACTGGTGAGTTTGCTGGAGATCCATTATTAAAAATAAAATCAAGAGAAGTTGATTTAAAAGCAATGGAAAACCAAAGAAAAGAAGAAGAAGGTCAAGAAAGAATCAATCTTGACAAAATGAAAGCTATGATGAACGACCAACAGCACGATGAAAAGCTAGAACAGAACGAAGAACTAGCAAATTTAAGAGCAGGCGTGTCTATTGCTAAACAACAAATGGCTGATGCTAGCAAACGTAACGATTTCGGTAGAAATTTTAGAAAAAAATAGATATAAATCAAATTAAGGAGAAAACTATGATGAAAAATAGAAAAAATGGTAAAGACAACGTAAAAGTTGTACCTGAACTTGGTGCTAACGCAAAAGGCGAGCAACAAGGTGGAATTTCAGTTGAAATGACTGATCCATACAACGCACAAACTGTGGATGTAAAAGGTACAAGACGTATGAGACCAGATAAAAAACCTGTAAAGGCAACTTGGTACTAATATGTGGTTATCGGCAATTAAATTAGCCGTTTCTGCTGGAAGTAAGATCTATGCTAACAAGCAGAAGACGAAGATAGCTATGTCTGATGCACAGCTTATGCACGCTTCTCGTATGGCAGAAGGAAAAGAAGCTTACCAAGGAAAACTTTTAGAAGCCCGTCAATCAGATTGGAAGGACGAGGCGGTTTTATTAATTTTGTCGGCGCCAATAGCAATTTTGGCCTGGGCAGTTGTAAGTGACGATCCATCAGCTATGGAAAAAGTGAATGTGTTCTTCGAACACTTCGCAGCACTCCCTAGTTGGTTTACAAATTTGTGGATCCTTGTCGTTGCGAGCATATATGGTATAAAGGGTACACAAATTTTTAGAAACAACGGAGGAAAAAAATAATGGCAAATCCAAGATACAACACTCAAGTTGCTCAACCAAGAGGAATGAAAATGGGTGGCAGAGTAAAAAAAATGGGCGGTGGAATGTCTACTGCTAGAAAAGATATGGCTTCAGGATACTACAAAGATGATATGGGTATGGGAGGTGGAGCAATGTATAAAAAAGGTGGTTCTGTTAAAAAGAAAAAAATACCTGCTGGTAAAAAAGGCAAAGGTATAAGAGCTCTTAAAAAGAAAGCACCTAAAGTAGCTAAAGCAATGGGCTACAAAAAAGGTGGTAAAGCATAATGACTAAAGACACACATAAAACTAAAGACGGACGAACGGCTAAAAAAGGTTTGTATTATTATATGAACAGAGCCAAAAAAAGAGGTACTAGTAAGCCGGGTAAAGGTTCTGTAACTGACAAAGCTTTAAAAAGATCAGCTAAGACAGCTAAGAAACCAACTAAAAAAGCGTAGTATGAGAAAACAGGATAATATGCCTGCAAGAAACAAGAAGAACTTTAGATCTACAAAGTCTGGAGCAGGTATGACACGAGCCGGTGTCGCTGCCTATAGAAGAAAAAATCCCGGTTCTAAATTAAAAACAGCTGTGACTGGTAAAGTTAAAAAAGGGTCCGCTGCCGCTAAAAGGCGAAAATCATACTGCGCAAGAAGTGCAGGTCAAATGAAAAAATTTCCTAAAGCAGCAAAAGATCCTAATTCTAGACTACGTCAGGCTAGAAAAAGATGGAAATGCTAGATAGG